GACATTTGCAAGAACGTAGACGCAGCACAAGAGAGCGTAAGAAGCTGCCTTGATAAGTTAGTAAGGCAAGGATTAGTTCAATCCTTTGGACAACAACGTGAGAAAGAGTATAGGAGAGCACCATGAAATTTACGACCGACTGGTTTACACACAACATCCCGAACTTTGAGTTGTGCACGAAGGAAGCACCGACCAACAAGATGTACCTAGAGATCGGCTGCTTTGAAGGCCGCTCGACCTGCTGGATGCTACAAAATGCGCTCGCAGCGGACGGTAAAATTGTATGCGTTGACCCGTATGCACCTGAGTCGCACCTGTGGAAGCTGTTTAACACCAACCCACTGGCGAACTTTAAGGAGAACACAGCAGAGGTTATCGGTGCAGGACAAGACCTGACTCTGATTCAAAAGCCGTCCTACGAAGGGCTGGCACATCTCATCCATGCTGGGATTAAGTTTGACTTCATCTACGTTGACGGCGACCACCGCCCACACGCAGCACTGATGGATGGGGTTATGGCTTGGGGCTTGCTGAAAGACGGCGGCACTATGCTGTTTGATGACTACCTGTATCCAGAGCGCCCGACCAAGGACGGTATCGATGCGTTCCTGAAGGGTTTTGAAGGTATGTACGAGATTATCGTTAACAACTACCAACTGGGCATTAAGAAATGCGTGCAGTCGTAATCACCCCTACCACGGGTATTCCAGAACTGGCTGACGCTATCCGTAGCGTTGGTCAGCAAACCATGAAGGTCGATCACTACGTTGTGGTTGATGGCATGGAGCATGCTGCTAAGGCACTGGAGATATGCAAGGCTAACGACTACGGCCAAAAGCTTATCGTCCTACCAGAGAATACAGGTCGCCCACAGCAGCACTTCCTTGGTGAGGGTCGCAAGTACAACGGCCACCGCATCTATGGGGCTATGTCGTTTTTGGTAAACCACGACTACGTCATGCTGTTGGATGAGGACAACTGGTACGAGCCTAACCATTGCGAGTCTATGGTGACGCATACGCACATGATGCAAGCCAAGTGGGGGTACTCGCTACGCAACATCGTTGCTCCGGATGGTACGTTCGTATGCCATGACGACTGCGATAGCCTTGGGGTGTACCCGAACTGGAAGAACATTCCGTTTGTGGATATGAACTGCTACTGCTTTACGGGCGACTTCTTTGCCGAACTAGCACCGTGGTTCTATAGCGAACTGTACGCGGACAAGAGCATCTTTCAGGTAGCTGTGGCTAGGGTAGAACGGCACTTCCAGATATGTTCGACTGGGCTGTACACGGTTAACTACCGAGCAAAGCAGGAAGTAATCGACACGTGGTTCAAAGATGGGATGGAAGTAATTAAGAAGCAGTACGGTGAAAATAAACCTTGGAGAAGAACATGAGTGAACAGGCAAAACTTTTTGTAGCAACCCCGATGTACGGAGGCAACTGTAACGGCAGTTACGCTATGGGTATGATTCAGATGGTGCAAACCTGCGCCAGTAATAACATAATGATGTACTTCTCGTTCATGCAGAATGAGTCGCTCATTACCCGTGGTCGTAACTCGCTAGCCCATGACTTCCTGAACACGGATGCTACGCACCTGATGTTTATTGATGCTGACATCGGCTTCAATCCAGACGACATTGTGAGCATGCTTAAGTGCGACAAGGAAATCATCTGCGGCATCTACCCGAAGAAGGAAATCAACTGGGTGCAAGTCGAGCAGGCAGTGAAAGCTGGCGTACCACCAGAGCATCTGCATAACTTTACGGGTGCTTTCGTTATCAACCTAGCCGGTGATGCAGCTGAGTTCCGTGGCAAGCGTGATGAGCCATTTGAGATTAGCAACGGCGGTACGGGCTTCATGCTTATTAAACGTGAGGTGTTTGAGAAGCTGGCCGACAAGGTTCCTGAGTACAACAACGACATGTTCGTAGCTGTGGATACCGAACGCAAGCCTAAGATTATCAAGGAGTTCTTTGCTACCAGCATCGATAAGAACAGCGGCAACCGCCTACTGTCTGAGGACTACCACTTCTGCAAGATCGCCCGTGAAATCGGCATCAAGATTTGGGCAGCACCATGGGTCGTACTGAAGCACTGCGGCACTTACAACTTTGAAGGTCAACTACCGAGCGCATAACATGAAAAAACTACTTATCCTTGGTGCAGTACTAGCAGGTACTGCCCATGCACAGCAAACATACATTGACCCTGCATACGGCACACCCATGCAGATTCAAGCAGGACAAACCACAGTTTATACAGACAGATATGGCACACCCATCGGCACGGCAGTTCAACAACCACAACCGCAACCAGCGCAGCAACCCAATTACTCCGTGTACGTTCCGTCACAGTACACCCCCAACTCCGCATATCAGGAGCGTCCCTATGACTACCAACGACGTTACGGAAATTGAGGTTCTCTACCGCGCCGCAGCCCTTATGGGGTTGTTGGCCGGTGGGTTGGAAGATCCGCAAAACACACCTGAACTTGCAAAAGATTTAGCGCGTCGTATGATGGATGATTCCACCGAAGAAATCGGTCTTGCAGCGGTTAAACCTAAACGTAAATACAACCGGAAATAACATGGCATCTTGGTCTTACAGTAGCCTCAAAGTCTTCCAGCAGTGCCCGAAGAAGTACTACCACCTGCGCATAGCAAAGGATGTGCAGCAGGGTGATACGGAAGCTACCATCTACGGGAAGGAAGTGCACAAAGCCGCAGAGGATTACATGCGCGATGGCACACCCATCCCTGAGAAGTACGCTTACATGCGCCCTATTCTGGCTAAGCTGGAGAAGATTGCAGGCGACCGCTACTGTGAGTTCGAGATGGCCTTGAAGAAGGTTAACGGCGAGTACATCCCCTGCGACTTTCAAGACCCCGGTTACTGGTGGCGTGGCATTGCTGACTTGCTGATTGTGGACGGCGACATTGCCTACATGATTGACTACAAGACTAGCAAGAACGCCAAGTACGCTGACCTCAAGCAGCTGGATGCAATGGCAGCGTGTATTTTCCGGATGTTCCCAGACGTTAAGCGCATTAAGTCTGCTCTGCTATTCGTAGTAAGCAACGAGTTTGTACACAAAGAACATAACTGTGATACAGATTATCTACGAGGTTTCCAGTTTGATCTGGAACGTCTAGACAATGCGATTGCAAGCGGCGTATGGAACGCATGTAGTGGGCCCCTTTGTGGTTGGTGTCCGGTCACAAGTTGCGTACACTATCGGGAACCTCGTAAAAGGAGATAACCATGCCGTACGTAAACAAGCCCCGCCCCTACAAAAAAGAGTACGAACAGTACCAAGGTAAGCCGGAGCAGATTAAAAACAGAGCTAAACGTAACGCAGCTCGTGCAGAGCTGATGAAAGAGGGAAAGGTAGTTAAAGGAGATGGAAAAGATGTCGATCACACAAAACCCATTAGCAAGGGCGGCACGAACGCTAAAGGAAATCTGCGGGTTAAATCAGCAGGAAGTAACCGATCTTTTAGCCGGAACCCCGATCACTCAGTCAAGCGAAACGCCAAAAAAGCGTAGCATCATCACGGACTACCAGTGGACTGGTAAGTTCCATCCATTCGCACACCAGAAGAAAACGGCAGAGTTCCTGACTCTGAACCGCAAGGCTTTCTGCTTTAACGAGCAGGGTACGGGTAAGACCGCATCGGTTATCTGGGCGTGCGACTATCTGATGAAGCTTGGTTTGATTCGCCGCGTGCTGGTTATCTGCCCTCTGTCTATTATGAAATCCGCATGGCAGGCTGACCTGTTTAAGTTCGCCATGCACCGCACTTGTGATGTAGCCCATGGGCTACCAAAGAAGCGTAAAGAGATCATCGCTCAAGGCGCAGAGTTTGTTGTCATTAACTTCGATGGGGTTGAGATCGTCAAGAACGAGATCCTCGCCAGTGGGTTTGATCTGATTGTGGTTGACGAGGCAAGCGCCTATAAGAACGCACAGACTACCCGTTGGAAGGTACTGCGGGATATAACGCAGCACGTTAAGGGTCTATGGATGCTTACTGGTACACCAGCAGCACAATCTCCTGTAGATGCTTTTGGTCTAGCCAAGCTGATTAACCCTGAGAATACACCCAAGTTTTACGGCTCATTCCGTGACCAAGTTATGTACAAGATCGGCATGTACAAGTGGGTGCCAAAGCCTAACGCTCAAGCCATGGTACATAAGGTGTTACAGCCTGCTATCCGCTTTGAGAAAAAGGATTGTATCGACCTACCAGACCTGACCTTTGTTGATCGTGATGCACCCCTGACCCCACAGCAGCAGAAGTATTACAAGATGCTCAAAGAGCGTATGACTATGGTTGCCGGAGGCGAGGAAGTATCCGCTGTAAACGCAGCCACTAACATCAACAAGCTACTGCAAATCTCTGGAGGTGCGGTCTATTCCGATACTGGAGAAGTAGTTGAGTTCGACGTTAGCAACCGCTTAAAAGTTGTGCATGAAGTTATCGATGAAGCCTCACATAAGGTGTTGGTATTCGTCCCATTCACGCACACCATCGAGCTCCTACGTGAGTATCTGGAAAAGCACCATATAACGTGTGACGTTATAAATGGCAAAGTGCCAGTCAACAAGCGACATGAAATCATTAAGGACTTCCAAGAGACTGATAAGGTTAGGGTTTTAATTATCCAACCACAAGCAGCCTCACATGGTTTAACATTAACGGAAGCCAACGTGATTATTTGGTATGCGCCCGTGACGAGCGTGGAGACATACCTACAAGCAAATGCACGTATCAACCGTCCGGGTCAACGTAACCCAATGACGGTGGTGCATGTAACAGGCAGCGACGTAGAAGCGCGACTGTACAAGATGTTGTCCAACAACATCGACAACCACGAAAAGCTGATTGACCTTTACAGAAATATCGCTAACACCCCTTGACATTGTCAAAGTGTGTGGTAGTATAGATGTCAGCAGTACATAACAATGTTAGGAGCTAACCATGGAAGATCATGTAGATGGAGAGTATGGCGTTTCCGCTGAGAAGCTAGCGGATATCTACGTCAAGATTCGTGATGCACGCACCGCACTCAAGGAACGCTTTGAGTCCGAAGACGATGTACTTAAAGAACAGCTGGAGTTAGTTGCAGCCAAGATGCTTGACCTGTGCCAAGACATTGACGCTGACAGCATCCGTACCCCTGCTGGAACCATTATCCGTAAGGTTGATACCCGTTACTGGACTACCGATTGGGAATCTATGTACGACTTCATCCACGAGAACGATTGTTACGGCCTGCTGGAGAAACGTCTCCACCAGACCAACATGAAGCAGTTTCTGGAAGAACATCCAGAGAAGCTACCGGCTGGGCTACAGGCCGATAGTAAATATTCCATTGTAGTCCGTCGCAGTAAATCTTAATCAGGAGAGCATTAT